ATCTTCAATGTTTCCACCCATAGCATAAACACCTCCACCATATTTAGATTGCATTGCTCCCATTTGATCTGGTCTAAATAAACCTGAGTTAGGATCATAGTCTCCTTTATTATATCCATTATTAATACCAAAATTAGTTTCAGCAGCTGTAAGATTTTCTAACAATTGATTTTCTTGTTTATTAGCTGTAACTTCATCAGCAGTATTTTTAAAAGCATTACCTATTAATAGACTTGCATTTCCAATTCCTTTTTTACTAATATCCCAAGCTTGTTTATTTCTAAACTTTTGAGAAACACCTTGTTGCATAACTGGATTATCTGTAGTACCAATTCCTGATATATTTTCACCAGCAACCTTTGGATCAACATAAGTAAGTTGTTGATTATAACCACGTTGATATTTTAATAATTCTTGTTCTTTAGTTAAGGGTTTTGCAGCTGGTTCTGTTGGATCTGGAAAATTTTCATCATCTTTTAATTCTGGAGCTACAAAATTAAGTGAACTATAGTCTTCAGGCATTTCTACTCCTGTTTGAGCTCTATATAATTCTGGTATAGATACATCTCCTCCATAAGCATATTCAGTATAATCTACTGGACCACCATATTCTCTATTTGTTTTTTTATCATTTCTATTTTCTCTTCTTTGAGCTTTTGGACTTATTGGAGGATAATAAGGTTCATTTACTGTAGGATTTATACCAGGAGCAATAGGATTAACATTAGATGCATTAGAATCACCTTGTCCAAAGTCATTAAATTTTGGGTACTTTTCTCTAAATCTATTAATTAAATTATTTGTTTCAAATTTATTAGATTCATCAGTTACATTAGGTCCTTCATATCCAATTCCTGATGGTATTAGTTTAGCTCCAAGTTGTTGTATTCCTGGTATTTTTGTATTTACCATTCCTCTACCTAATCTTTCACCAAGAGTTTTACCTCTATATGGTGCATCTTCTAACTCTTCATTTTTTGATAAACTTTCTGATGAACCTGTAGGAGAAAGATATTCATTACTACCATAGTTATATGTCATCTTTTTAGGTCTACCAAATATACCATATTTATCTACATTTACACTTGATGGTAATCTACCTGCAAGATCCGGTCCTGTATATTTTTCACCTGATTCAGTATAGTATGGAGAACCAACAGCTTTATTATATTGTTCACCTCTACTAATAATAGGAGATCTAAACATACCTTGTCCCATTTGCATCATATACTGTTGCATCATATACTGTTGCATCATTTGTTGCTCTTTTTGAGCAGCAGTAGTAGCAGTAGTATTTTGAGCAACTAACTCATCATACTTTTTTTTATAATCTTCAGTATCTGCAGTTTTATCTGTTTGTTCTTTATTAGCAGCAATTTCTTCATCAGAATATGTATGCCCATCAATAGGACTAACTAAACTTGCTTCTGTAACTTCTCCTTCATCTACATATTTATGTAATGATCCACCGTGTCTAGCATATCTTTGATAATCTAAATCAGAATCTTGATACTGTTCATCCATTAATTCATTATCACCTCCTCCTATAAATTTATATAGACCTTGACCTCTATTACCTCCATATTGTTCTAATGCTGCAATATCATTTTGAGTATACATGTTATCAGAAAATATATGTCTTGTATCTGCACCATATGTACTTAAATGATGTAATGGATTTTCAAAATCTACTTGTTCTTGATTTATACCACCATCTTCAAATTTACCAACTTGTGGATTACCATATATAGCATTATATTGTTCTTCAGCTGCTTGTTTTTGTTGTGCTAAATTAACTGATTGACCAATACCTTTAAAGAAATCAGTTACACGGTCTTCTCTAGCACCAAGTACATCATCTGCTCCTGGAGAAGGTGTGTCTCCTCCTTCAGCTTTTTTAGCAAGTTTAATATATTGATTAATAAAACTTCTTTTACTTGGTTTAGCTCCACCATATCTTGAAATTATTTCTTCATCAGCATCATCATCTGGTACACCTTCTTCTGTATCAGTATTATACATTGCATATAACTGAGCTTGTCTTGCTTCTTCTTCAGCTGCATTTTGCTCTTCAAGTGCTGCTTGTTTTGCTTCAGCAGCAGCTTGTTCTTCTGGAGTAATTTCACTATCATCAGTAACTTCTTCAGAATTATTTTCTTTAAGATAAGTATCTACTTCATCAATATAAGCATCAGCAGTATCAGAATCAATACCAGCTTGTGCTAATTTTTCTGAAATTGCATCAGTATCACCATCATAATCTTCTGCAGACATTGTATCAGCAATATATTTATATATATCTTCTTGAGAAACTGCATCTGACTGACCTCCTGCTTTATATATTCTTACTCTCTTTTTCATATAACATGTAATATATATTAAATATAATAATTTTTAGTTTACTTGATAAACATTAAAAGTTTATTTAAGTTCTTCTACTATAAATCCTGCTTCTTTTAATAGTCTAATTTCTTCCTCATCTAGGTCATCTTCCCATGATTCAATTGAACCTCCATTTTTTTCTTCTTGAGTTGGATTTAAACCTTGATATATACTATTAAGATAATAAGGATCTGGATTTTTAGCATAGTCAAGTGGACTTTCATATGCTTCTTTTGCACCTCTTTTAAACATTTCTGCTCTTGATGGTACATCAGATTCTGCAAATTGACCACTATTATATTTATTTGCAAGTTCAATTTCTTCTGGAGTTGCAAATGTTTCTGGTTTATTTTTATCATAATTATATGCATTATAAGCACCATATCCTAAAGTACTACCAACTACACCTTTACCATATTTTTCTGCTACATTTTGTAAACCTGCACCAGTTGTAGACCATTGAAATTTATTATTCATTAATTTCTGTTTGTCAATTGGAACATATTTATTAGAAAAAGGTAATCTTCTATGTAATGCTACTCCTGGATCCGATATTGGTAAGTCATATCTATTAACACCAGCTTTAGTTTGTATTGGAAATGTTGCATTTGATTTTCTACTAAATCTACCTTGTGGATTTGCTTCACCTAATCTTATATTTGAACCTTCAACTGCATCATCAAATTTTGCTGCATAAATATTACTTGCATCTGTTTTACCTACTTGAGTTGATAATTCTTTAGCTTTACCAAATAATGGTTTTGATCCAGTTAATTTATTATTTTTAATAGATTTACCAAGTACATTACCTAATGGTCTAACTGTTCCTTCTAATTTTGAACCATATCCTTTTATTAAATTTAATGGACTATATCTATTAAATGCTTTAGAAAAGAATGGAGAAAAATATGCTTTATCAAGTATATTAGCTCCTACTTTATTACCAGTACCAATAGTATTTTTAATAAGTTCAGGAGATATACCTGCATTTAAATTACCCGCATTACTTGATGCATTAATATATTGACTTTGTTCATCATGAGGAATAACAAATTCTCTATCAGGTGCTCTACTTAAAGATTTATCATATTGACTATATTTTTCTAACTTAGATTTTGGGACTTTTAAATTTATTATTTCAGGATTTTTAAATTCTCTATCAGCTTTATAAAAATCAAAATCATTTTTATCTTTTGTAAACCATTGACCAAAATATTTTTCTTCTTCTGCTTTTTTAGCTAAGGTTGCTGGATTGTTAAATAAAGGATGTATTTTTTCTTCTTCAGCAAGTTGTGCAAATGTTTTTCCATTCTTTTCTTGTATTCTCCATAAATCAACTAAATCATCAGCATTTTCTGTAGAAGTATTTACTGATACTCTTTCAGGTATAAGTTTAGATATTTTACTTTCTGCTTTATTTAATACATTAGCACTTCCTTTAACAAGTCCACTAGCATTTTTTGCACCTTTTAAACCCATTAAACCAAAACCTAAGTCAGTCACACCTTTTATATAATTACCTTTATGTAATTCATTACCAGCATTACCTGCCCAGTATCCTGGATTAACTATGTTAGCAAGATCAGAGATTTCAAATTGGCCTTTAGTTTGTCCTGTAGCTTTTAAATATTTATCATACTCAGGACTTTCAGTATTCATTAAACCTCTTCCCATTCCAGGTATATATCCTTGATTACCTGTTAATGCATTACCTGCCATAAGAATTGGATGAGCAATAGCAGCTTGAGTTCTATCTAAAGCTTTTTCAGCAAAAGACATTTTATTATATTTATTCCATTGTTCTTTTTCAAATGCTGCCTGTTCTTTTTTTCTTGCTTCACGGTCTGCAGTTTCTTGTGGAGACTTATAAAACGCTGCATTATTAATATCACTTATAACTTGATTAGGTATTACTGTACGTGTATTATCACTTACAGGTCCTCTAGGAATTGCATCATTTATTGCTTTTTGTTTTGCAATTGCTTTTTGTCTTATTTTTTCTGCTTCTGCAATTTTTGCAGCTTTTGCTTTATCAACTTCTTGTTGGTATTTTTTTATAAGATCTTGTTTAGGTAGTAATGGTGATCCATTATTTTTAGGAGTTGATGGTCCTACTAAACCACGATTAGGTCCTGAGTATACTGTTTTACCACCTTGAGCTTTAACTAGTTCATGTTGTACATAACCTCCTTGTTTTTTTTCCCATCCTCTCATCATAGGAGGATTAGCTTTTTTATAATGATTAGCAAAAAAATTAGCTTCTTCTTCTGTATTAAACTTTATAGCTTCTTTATCATTAGGATTGGCATATTCATTATACTGAAGATTTCCGTCTTCACCTTCTTGTATAAAAGGTACAAAACTAGTATCCATACTTGAAGAAAAATGAGAACCTTTTTCACCAGCAGGTATTCCAGCAGGTTCTTGTCTTTGTTCATCATATTCATTACCAGTAAATGTATAGGATTTTGCATTTGGATTCATCATTCTTCTTGCAGCAATATTACCTTTACCAGCATTTTGAACAATTGTATTCATCATTTTTGCTTTTTCTTCTGGCATTGGTTCATATCCATAATCATTTGGATTAGTTACTACAGGTTCTGCTCTTGGACCTGCAGTATTTTGTGGACCACCTTCTTGTTTTTTCCATGGATTTGGTAATCTAGGATTAATAATATTAAAATTTCTATCTCCTCTTCTAACTTTTTCTTCATAAGCTCTTGCTTCTCCTTCTAATGTAGATGGATCTTGATACATTGCTTCATCTGTATATTTATTATATAATATATCAGGATTAATAAATGGAGATTCATTAGGATGTGTTTTTCTCCATTCATCAGCTTTTTGTTTTTCTTCTATCTCTCTTCTGTTATGATAATGTTCACCTTCAAAATTCTGATTAGATGGTAATGTAGGTTTAGCATCTGGTCTTCCAGTTTCTATTCTATTTGTTCCTATTTGATTTTGATAATGATGAAAATTTTCATGTGCATCTTGTGCTCTATATTCATCATCAATAAATCTTTTAAGATCACCATTAAAATTTTCTGGTGGTGTTAATGTTTCTTCATTAATATTAACTGTTTGAGTTACAGGATTATAACTAGTTGCTTCATCATTACTAAAATTATAATATGGTTTAGAATTTATTTCAGTACCTACTTGTGCTTCAGGTAATTCTTCTACTACATAACCTCCATCTCTATATGCTTGTATCTCTTCATCAGTAAGTTCTAAGTCTTCATAATCAGCTTCTCCACCATTTTCTTTAGCAGGTAAATTAAAACCATAGTTTAATTCATAGTGACTTAATGGATTAGGATTAAGATTAATAGTACCAAGTTTAGATCCACCCTTTTTAGCCATAGGTGTTTCATCTACATAAGATGCACCAGGAAAGTTATAATCTTGATTAGGCTGCATCATTGATCCAGGACCAACATTAGGTTGTGCCCATACAGGATAAGGTACTCCTTGCATAGTAATATCATTACTTGGGATTCTAGTTTTTTGACCTGGGTATTTCCACTGACCTGCTGGATCAGTTATTATATCTTTTGGTTTACCCGGTGCTTTTGCTTTACCTAATTCTGATACAGCTTTAGATAATATTTTTTTATTGAATCCCATTATCTTTGTGATATTTGATTTTTACTATTGCTTAACTTAATAATCATATTGACATTTCGTGAATCAGTTCTGCTCAAATATAAGAAATTTAAATAATTCCTGAATTTTTTTCTTTGTAGTTCTGTTTTATTATAATCTAGATTTGTTGAAGTTAATGTTTTTATATATCCATTAGCTTGTGTTGCCCATATAGTTTCTTGATCATAACTTCCTGCTAATACTGTAGTACCTGGAACTAATGGTCCTGTTGGAGGATAATTAGTTCCAATTGGGAACTCACCTCTATTTCTTGTTATATCCCAAAATTGATTAAATCTATATTTATTTTCTTCTTTAGAAAATAGTATATCTATAGATGTAGGATTAATAATTGGATATGTATTAGCTAAAGTAATATTATTTTTAGGAAAAATATTAAGATTTAAGTATCCTGATACTTGTTCTGCATTATGTATTACTGCTACATCAAAATTATAATCTAATACTTGGAATTGATCTACACAGTTATTAGAAGGATTTTTATAGCATTCAAGTATATACTCTATAGATTTTAGAGTGGTAACTGTTTGTCCCGTAATAAGGGGTATTTCAACTTCAAATGGTTGTGTTACTCCATAAAAATTACAATAACTATTACATACTGCATTATGTTTCCATAACTTACCTGCTTTAGTTGTCATAAAGTATTGTCTTGCAGGTAACACAAAGTCTGGATGCCAGTCATGAAAAGATATCCAATGTTCACTTTTAGGGTCATAACTTGTAGTCCATGAAGCATCATCAAATATAAGTGGATTACCTAATTCTAATCTTGCTCTACCATCTACTAAGAAATAATCACCATAAGAAAAGTATGTTACTCTACCTATATATTCAGGTTTTAGTTTATAATCTTTTTTACAAAAATATATAACACTATTATAGTTATCATATACTGCTTGAGTACCAATACCTGCTACAGGATTATCTGTATGTGGATATTCTGGAAAATCTTCAGTAAGTTTATATGGTAAAAATAAACTAAACCACCATTTCATACCTGCTTGAGATATTTCTTTTAAACCTTCAGAATATGAAAATATTCTTCCTTGATTTTGAGATATATAATACATTCCTGCTGGAGTTGCAATAACACCAAATTTATTTTGAGAAGAACCATATTCATATTGTACATCTGATATAGTAACATTCTGAGGTTGGTTAGCAAATAAACCACCATCACCTATAGTAAGTTTAGTACCTAAATCTGTTTGAAGAGTATCTACACCTTGATACATTAATGGACTAGCATTATAAAATGTTATAAACATACCAGTCTTAGCATAAGGTTTTATACTAGTAATTCTATTTTTAAAATCTTTATAGTTATTTACTAAATATACAAACCAAGAATCTTTTGCAGATCCATTTTGTTGCGGTAGTGAGTATACTACTCTATCAGGATAATAAGTATAACATAACTGAGATACATTAGGGTTATAATATCTTGATTGAAGATTACCTTGTGAAAAATATTGTGTAAATATTTTAGATACACTTAATGAATAATCATATGCATAATAGTTACCCTGTGTTATTGTATTAGGATCTATATTAAACATTTCTGGTAAATTAGTATATGTATTTACATCATAATTTTTTTGCCAAGTTTCTAAACCTGGTTGTCTAAAATCTACTATTACATCTGACTCAACAAAGAAATCTCTTACTGAAGAATTAGCTAAATAAAAATATGAATCTTTAGCACCAAATATTCCAGGATATGTATCCGGAAAACCACCTAATGTATCATCACTATATTTATAATATCTATTTGGATTTACATCAGTTGGTGCATAGTAATCTAAAGTATAAAAACTTGTTGGTAAAATTCCTGTTCCAGGAGGTGGACTAATTAAATCTGCAATTGAACTTGGTGTAAAATCACCTACATCATATTCTTTACTGTTAGCCCAAAATCTTGGTTCAGCAATCATGTGCTTTAAAATATAATTATATTCATAACCATCAGGTTGTCCATATAACCAGTCATAAAAAAAGAACATGTTGTTTTTTTCAGTGTATCTATTTACATATACATCTCCTCCAAATAATACAGGAGTTTGAGTTATTTCTTCTAAAGTAACTAACTTAGCTGCAGTACCATAAGGAGTACTAATAGTACACCAAAAACTACTAAAGACTACTGGTATATTTTGACTATTATAATTTAGTTTTTGTTCTGAAGGTGTAATAGGTATTTCTTTAAGTGAATCAAGTTGACCATATTGATTTCTTAATCTAACTTTTATTCCTACATAATGACTTGCAATATTAAGATTAAATTCATTAGTTTTACGTGATGTCATATCAACTGGTAAACCAATACCTGCTTGTATAGCTGTACCTAAAGTTACAAGTGATGTATCAGCCAATCCTGTAGGAGAAGAAGGATCTGTAATAAAATCAGGTCCAAAATTTTGATTTAAATTATTAGTAGTTCTTAAAGTAACAGTTGTCTGTCTTTGAAGATTATTAATTATATAACTAATTCCACTAAAAGGTTTAAGACCTTGAATATTATTTTTTAAATATAAACTATCTTCAATATTATATCTTTGTCTATTACCTGCAACTGGTGCAGCAAAACTACTATAAAAACCTTCTGCAATAGATTGTAATGCATATTGTCTATATGGTAATAAAGCATATATTAATCTAATTGTTGTATTTGCTCCTTCTGAAAAATAAAAAAATGATTGTTGAACAAAATTAGCAATACCAAAAGGACCTGCATATTTATATTTAGGTATATCTTTTGTATAACTTTTACCATTAATACTGATTGCTCCAGCAGTAGCTGCAACTCCAGCAGCAAGTTGATATGGAATATTAAAAAATTGATAAAGTGGATCACCAAATGGATTAAGTGCATCAGTTAAATATCCACCTGATATTAAATAAGCTGCAACTAAAGCATCATTAGCCTTTTTTAATGGTTGAAAAACACCTCCAGCTGTACGTGATACAGCTCCAACAACATCTCCAGCACCAGTACCTGGATTACTTGTAGATTCATTAATTGTCCATTTACCTCCTTGTTGTAATGCAAGTTCAATAACACCGGCTAATATTCCTGCAGCTAAAGCTATATTAGCTAATAGTTTAAATTTTGGATGATTATTTGGTTCTTGAAAATACTGTATTGAAGTACCTCTTAAACTACCATATACTTTTAATTCAGTAACAGATAAATATGGGTTTCTAAAATTAGTATCTGGTGAATGAAAAGTCATTAAATTAGTTGGTACATTTTGATCTATAACTTGATTAAAAGTTTTATCTTTTTCTAGTTTAATATATGGATCATTATAACCTGCAACATGTCCACCTAATAAACTTGAAAGTGGTCTAATGGTATTAAAAGGATAATTAGGATATAAACCAATTCTGTTTCCAGCACTGTTACCTTTAATGTCATAAGTACGCATGTTATTTACCATACCTTTAGCAATAATACTTCTATTACCTTCTCTAGATCCTCTTAGTATTTCATAACCTACTATTCCTGGTATATCATTACCATCATTATCTTTTGGTAAAAATATATTAGTAAAGTTTACACCCATTAATCTAATACCAGTACCACCTTGAGAATAATGATTAGTTAAAAGTGAACCTTGAGTAATGTTATCAGGAAACTTATGATGTCTTATTGGTTCAGCACATAAATCATATTGTGGATCAGTTGTACCTGACCAACACTGAGATGATGCATCCCATATATCATGTCTATTATCTGGATACTTTTCTGTTGATTCCCAGTATCCCATTCTACCTGTGGCTTTAATTATACCTCCATCAGGTAATGTTACTACAGGAGGTAAACCACCTAGAGTTGCAGTATTATAAACTTCAAATACTCTATCATTTGTATCTAAAACATCTATACCTGTTGCAGGAGCTGTTTCTAATGTTGAACCATACTGTATTGGAGCACGTCCAGGAATATGATATGATGAAGATTTATCTCCAGTACTATATACCCATCTAATAAAAAAAGCATATACTTCATCTCTTAAGTAACTTGTATTACTACCACCATTTACATAATAATTTGCTGGATATTCAACTGATACCCATTGTGATTGTATTTGATTTGCTAAAGGTTGATAGTTAAAATCAAATTTAGATCTTGGAGCAATTTTTAATAAGTATGTATTAACCTCAGTAATTTGATCTGATGTTTCATATACAGGAGATCTTAAAGGAAGAAATTCAATTGGTATAGTAATTAGATCATCTTTAATTTGATCTAAATGTACTACAGATGTACTTGTAGAATATAAACCTATTCTTTTTGCTACGGCTCCTTGGTTAATTATTTGTATTACTACTAATTCAAATTCATCAAAATGAGTTGAGTCAGCTGTAATTAATATATCAATACATCCTTGTACGTCATTAACATTCCAAATTGGTTGAGTATTACTTGGTGAAAAATAATCTGTAACTCTTTGACCTTTAATAGTATATGCAAGAGTTGCAAAGTATGATCCATTTCTTAACACACCTCCACCAATACCTGGTATAACTTGAATGGTAGGAGTATTCATTAATCTTGAAAGTCTTAAGTCTTCACAATTTAATGTTGTTAAATCTTTACATATAATACATCCTACAGGAATATAACCACCTGGAGCTGGTACTACTATACCATTTTCATCTTTACATTCTTGATCCCATTGAACTCCTGGCCATTGAATATTTATACCTGATCCATTTGCATATGTATTATTACCAATCCATATATAATCAGGAGTTGGCCATAAAGCATCATCTCCAACATTTAAATATCTATCAGGATTTCTACCATCAGCAAAATATACAGACCATGAGCAGTCTTCTTTTTCTCTTGATGCACCAGTAATTAAAAATTGTTTATCAAAGTTTAAACATGTATCCTGTACAATAATTCTATATCTACAAGTATCTTCTTCAAATAATCCTATTTCATGTCCAGTAGCTGCACCTACTCCTGATGCTGGATGTGCTACAGTAAAAATAATCCATTTATCAGTATATAAATGTATTGTTCCTATGATATATTTTTTACCAGAAAGTGTTGCTCCTGCTTCTGCACAAAATACATTTGATACTTCATTTGATAATGTACCAAGATTACCTTCTAATGTATTGTTAACTGCATTACGTGCATGAGACCACATACCCTCACCTATAAATGTAGGATCTGCATCTTTATTTAATCCTTTTACAAAAGTATTAGTTTTATTTTGACCTGTATCTTGTATATTTTTTTTTGCCATAACATAATAATATTATAATATCCGCATACTGTTATAGTTAAAACTTTTAAACATGTCATAGTATCTAGAATACTGTGCTCTTCTGTTAGCCATCCATAACCCTTTCATCTCTGCAAAGTTAGGTGTGTTAACAATTGTTAAAGCATAATTTCTTGCAGCTTTTAATCTTTGTTCTATGAGTTGTAATTTCTGTATTACATCTTCACCATTAAAATATAAGTTTTCAAATATTCTTTGCTTTAAAGCATATTCATAATATTCATTGATCTCATCATGATCTGGAACTAATAAGTTACCATTATCATCTTCTAGTGCTCCTTGATAATTAATATATACTTTACCACAATCAAAAGTAGTATGTAAAAAACCATCTTTAATCCATGCTTCATTAGCTGCATTAAGATAAAGATTAGGACAATCACATTCTATTTCTCTTGAAGATCTGAACCTTAAAGGAATAAGTGATTCATATATTCTTGTTTCTCCAGTAGGTATTACTTGGATTAATTCAAATGCTTCACCTTTACAATTAGAAAATACTCTTGGTCTTACACAAGTATTACCAAATGGATTATTAGGATCATATTGTGGAATTAATATAGGAGTATTATTAAATGTACTATTTGCACAAGCAATAGTATGATTACATGGATTAGCATTACAAGTACTACAATTAACTGTAGGAGGTGCACATAAATCTACTGTACTTGGTACTTCAGTATAAGGTACTTCCATAGTAGTAGTACCTCCAGATTGATATCCTACTTCTTGTCTAAATGATCCACATATTGACCCAAAATTCATAGTGTAGAAATCATCAGGTAATTTTACCTTATGATGTTCTACTTCTAATATGGCTTCTTTAGTCATATTAATTCTGAGACCTAAATCATATGTTACTCTTTTTGCAACTTTAATAAGTTGTTGAGGCTCTATCATATTTTCAAGAGCATATGTATTTAAGTCAATAGTAACATCTTCCAGTAACTGGTCAAATGTTCTAAACTTGAGAGTATAATTAAAGTCCATTATCTTAATGAGTTTTGACTATCATCAGGACCATTTGCAGGTACATTAATAGACATAGTTAATTCTTTTAATACATATTGTTCAATCTCACCAAATAAGTAATCTGGGAACATTAATTGATCATCATTTCTAAATCTACATTCTTGAGATGTATCACATGTAAATCCTGTAATAGTATCTTCAAACATACCTTCTACTTTAATTGCTTCCCATGGAACATTAGGCATATATAAATAACCATCTAAATACCAGAAATATTTTCTAGTATTATATCTGAAACTATTTACTTTAGTCATAGAAGAATATGTACCTGGATCAGTTCTAAATAATTCTACTGATGTATCTAATGAAGATACAGTACGTATAAGTGGCCCATTAAGTCCATCAAAAAATTTAGGTAGTCTTTCTTTAGTTCTTTTAATATAACAACCAGAGGTAATACCAAAGCATCCTGCCTCTACTTTATCTACATCTATTAATTCAACAAATGTTAAAGTAGAAAATATTGAACTTATCTTCATTAACCTATTCTGATTATCTTCTCTCTTTAAAAGAGATTTTCCATATTTTGAAATTGCAAAATATATTGTTCTATCAGTTAAGAATGGATCTTCCTTTACAGCTTTAAGTGCATTCCTAACTCTTGATATTGCTTCACCAATTGTTGTCATATATCAAATTCATTATATGTTTTTAACTTTTCTTTTTCAACACTTTTAACGTAATCTTTTTGCCTAGACTTAGTAAACATCTTACGTATTTTTTTCATTGGATCAACCTGTATATACATAGGCCAATTTTCTGAATATGTTTTAGCTACACTTCTTTTAAAATTTCTACATCCTGCAAAGGCCCAGCATTCTCTATTACTAAAAGTATACTTAGTAGCATTATTAGTATAAAAGATTTTAGCAAGCTTGCCATCTGTATCCCAATTTGTATTTGTTACTATTACTCCATATTTTGTTGACTTGCCAAAATCAATATTTCTTCTAAACTTACTTGTTTGACATGTACCAATAAATATGTTACCTAAATTTTCTGGTAATTTTATACCATCTCTAGTTTCAATTACTGTTTCAAAAAATAAGTTATGAAATGTTGTACATATTTTATATAGTTCCTTAGTGTCTACATCCTTATACTTAGGATACTTTTCTTTAAATGCTTTATAGAATTGTCTATTTAATACATGATATACATCTTGTCTAAATCTTTTACCTTTTACATCTGGTCCCTTAAATATTTTACTTTCCATACCTTATATATTAATATACTAAATTTTTCAGACTTATAAAAATTACAAGTTAAACAAATATAATATATATAACTCATATATAAAAAATAACCCCGGTAATAAAATACATACCGGGGTCTCGTTGTTAGCCACAGAAACCAACAAACTGCGACAATATTATAAAATAGGAGCACATCCTCCAGTTTCTTGCCATAATGCATAAGACTCTTCTCCTCCTATGAATATAAAATTTTCACAACATTCAATTACAAGTCCAAATCTTTGAAGTAATTCAGTTATTTGTAAATAAGTTGTAGTTGGATCAACAATAATAAAAGCTTCTATCATTGCAATAAAGTCAGGAATATTAGTTGAACCATCAACATTTAATGAACCATTTTCAACAATACCACTTTCTGCTATTTGTAAAGGAGCACCTGTTAAATTTGCAAGATCATTTACAGCAGTTGTAAATCCATTATTACATGGTGATAATGTACCTCCTGTAAATAGATTATATGCATTATAAGTTTCTATTGATGCATAAATATTATTACAACAGTTTATAACTCCTCCTGCTGCTTCATATAATTTTCCAAATACTGTAACACTTGTAAGCATATAAGGTCCACATGTAGGACAACAAATATTAGTTGGTCCATTAGAAAGTAATACTCCTGTTGTAAGAAAATCCTGAAATGCATAATATGGAGTTACTGATGGTAAATTAACCATTGCAAGTACTGTATTTTTAATATAAGTAAATGCACTAGAAGTACAAAGAGGTGGTGTTGGAGTACCACATGTTAATGCTCCATTGTTTTGTAAATATAATATAAGATCAGCAAAAGCTTCAGCAACACTTGCACCACTTGGAATTATAATATCATCACCACACATTAAAGCTTCTCCTGTATATACAACACAATTAGCATCAAAAAATTCTGCACACGGTTGTGGATTAGGACAATCTACTGGAGTTGGGCATGGAGGTAAAGAAGGATAAGCTTCTTCACATCCGCATTTTATACATGTATTCATAGTATTTTATTTATTTAACTTTTTGTATTGTCATTCTTGCAACATCACCTACATATGATACATAACTAATATTTGAAAGATTAAGTGCTCTAAGACATAATTGATCACCTGCTGTTATAGGTATTCCTAATATAGTTCCTGTTACTTCAACATATCTTAATATATTTGTTATTGCGCATATTGAATTTATATAATAAGAAGTACCTGCAGTATCAGTAATACCAGCAATAACACTTCCAGAACTAAAACCAGTAGGATCATTACTTATATGTAACCAAAAATTTAAATTATATATTCCTGTTGAAGGACAAGTCCAAAAACCTGTTATAGGATTATATGCACTAACATCATCATATAGTGTATTAGTAAGTTTTATTAATACACCAGAAGCTAAATTTAAAGCTGCTGATGGTGCTACTATTGGTAAATTTGGAGGAGTAACATATACAGACATTGCAGGTGGTACTATTACATCTGCTGTTAATGTATATGTTGGACCTGCACCAACTGATAAATCAACTGTTGCTGTATCTGCAACTGATATAGCTGAAGGAATTACATCTGCACTAACTATATATGCTGGTCCTCCTGTTACAGTCATATTAATTGTTGCAGTATCTAAAGCAGTAAGAGTTGTATGTCCATTTCTTAAATCTTCAATACATGCCCAAATATTATTAATGGTATCACATATTTGTACTGCTGGTGTTACCCATAATCCTGCATATTGTGCAGACATTTGTGCAAGAGGATTTGCTATAGAAAGATCAGTAGATGCAACAGTTTGATTTGCAATTGCATTTGCTAAGCATCCAGCATCACCTGTTGTACTAACATAAGTACACCATATATCATTTATAAATGATTGTAATATAAGATCTATTGCTTGTGTACTACCACTAAGTAATGTAGATATATCACAACCTAATGTAAAAGTAGGTGTAGTATATGATGGAGGTACTGTATTTTCTAAAGTAGTTACTCTTACATCTAAATCACTAATTGCTATATCTTGTAATGCATTAAGATCAATAATTGCACATATTTTTTCACCAATAGCAATTACATACTCAGTAAGATTCATTGTAGTTATAGTACCAGATACAAAACATGGTGCTACTGATACTATACAATCTGTAGGACATCCACTAGAAGGAGGTATGTCAGGATTAACTGGAATATTTTCAAGTTCACATACTTTAAGTATTAAGAAATTAATCAAATCAGTAAAAGTACTTGGTGCACAACTTACTAAATTAAAGCAATCAAGATCATAAGAATTAATATCTAATGTATCTAGAATTGCACATAATTCTTTTGCAAGTTTCTCAACTACATCTGTAATAGAATCTCCTCTACATAAGTTTATACACTTTAAATCCGGACCTGCCCAAATTACACAATTTGAAGAAGTTGGAGTACACGGTGAATTATCAAAATTTAATGGTTTCATATCTTTAGTATCTATTTATAATATAACAATTTTAATTAAGAATTGCAACCGCAACCACAATTTATAGTTTGTTGACAACTATTAGTATTAGAAGTATTGCATCCACATCCACAACCTCTATCATGTGTACAACAATCTTGGAAAGGTCTACATACATAATCAGGATTTAAAATTGCTTGTAACTCTAATAATTGAAATTTAATATAAAGTCTATATAACTCATCTTCTGGACAACATGGAGCAATACCATATCTTTGTGAAATAACGTCTTTATATAAGATCTGAGAGTATGAACAAGCTATTCTTTCATAATATTCAGTTGAACATGCTGGAGAATTGTATCCTGGTCTTACACTTTTAAAAGGAACATCTGATGGACATGCATTATCTACACATGGTCCATTATCAGTATATATTTCAGGAAGAGTCCATCCATCTGGATAGATCCATTTTAATACACAAAACTTTACACTAGTTGCTCCTGCTGCTAATGTAATTGATTTAATTATATTGTCACAATTTTCAAATGAGAAAACTGCTGTAGCATCACTATTATTAGTTATTGTGCTACAGAAACATACTGTATTAGTTAAACATACTTCACATGATTCATATACTGTTTCTACTATAACTAAATCATCTGAAGTATTTACATCAGTTTCTTCAACATAGTAACATGACTCAGGACAGAATTTAAGTTTAATAATAGATGTTAAGTATGCAGATAAATTAGTAGTAGTATATACTGTTGGAGCTACACCTTCACAATCTATTACTGCATATCTTGTTACAGTACATTCTTGACATGTATCATAAGCAATTGATACTGTTACTATTACTGGAGAAGGTACATCACCATTGTATATAGTTACATAAAAGCATCCTTCATATTCATCAAGAGTTACTATTTTATCTAAATATACTGATAAGTCTTCTGATGTATATAATACAAAGTCATCTGCTGGATCACATGATTCTAATCTGTAATTAATTATAGGAAGACATTCAATACAATCTGTATATGTAATAAGTACTGTTACAGGAATAGGAGATATACATACTTCTGCAATTGTTATTTCCCAACATCCTGGAAATTCAGCAAGTGTAACAATTTGCCCAAGTGAATATGGAAATGCTAATTCTTGTGAATTAGATTGTATAACTTCATCTGTTTCACAATTAGTTAACTCATAACATACATCTACACATTCAAATAATTTAGCATTAGGAACTACTACACATGGTAAACCCATTGTAATAACAATATCAACACCTACAGCATCTGGATATGAACTTGAACATATTCTTGCTGGAGTAGTTTCATTTCTAAGATTATTAAAATGATCTATATAAGTTACATTTCCTATACCAGTAATTGTATAACATTTAGTTACACAAGGTGTACATGGTTCTTCTACATTAGTTACTACAGGAATTAATGGATATATAGGAACACCTATTCTTGTTACATACCAACAACTAATTGGTGATAAAGTAGTAGGCATTAATTTATTAACATATAAATTACAAAGAGGACAGTTAGCAGTATCCGTATATATTACTTCATCATTAAAACAATTATATAACTTATAACTTATTGACATATTAATTATTTTTTTAGTTGTAATTGTTTAAGTTTCATTTCATAATTTGAAATACAATTTGTACATACCTGTGCTTTATTTGATGCAACTCTTTTTTGACATCCACATGATAAAATTTTACTGCAGTTTGAACATTTAGCCATCTTGTTGGTTTTTAATGGTTTAACAATTTTTACACTCAATTTTACGCATTATTTGTAATGCATAATTATATAAGGTCATTCCGTGAGTTGGTTCATGACAGAATTCTACTTTTGCTTTTGCAGCATCCAAGTACATCTTAGCCATCTTTAATATCTCTAATTTTTTTTGAATACTTGCTGGTGGTTCACACGCAGCAAGATCTAATTTACATAAAATATTATTATAAATATTTAATGCTCTTGTAATTCTTAAATGATTATATATTACAAATATTGTATCATTAGGTGACACACTATATTTAATAACATATATACCATCTGGTAAATCACTAAATACTGTACCATCACATCCTTGAGTTTGTAATTGTAAATCACATGCTGTAAGAATTGTATTTCCTCCTGGCACTGTTGTAATCTGAGAAGAATAACTAAATCCTGGTACAGTTATATTTAATGTAGGACATGATACGGGCATCAATGGAGAATAAATACTTGTGTCTAATATTGACATTATACAAGTATTCATTACAGTAGGTACTTCTAAACTTAATAAATGATGTGCCATAATAATTTATAAAAAAAGGGAGGGAAAATAAATTCACCTCCCTTTGTTAGTAATATAATTTTGTACTACTTATGGAATAAATGCAGCTTCCAATGGAATAAGTGGAGTACAAGCTGTAATTGCACTAATTACTTCAAGCTCAATACAGTTACCACATGCATCAATCCAATCTGTAACAAAATCTTCAAATGTAACATCAGCACCAGTTGTAATAACTTCTAGTAAGTATTGATCATTATCAAATGTACCAGTTGGGTTATTGAAACGTGGAACTGAATGTTGCAAGTAATATCTTGTATAGAATGCAGTTCTGTTAATAGTATTTAAGATTTGATCACCTTGAGTAATCTCTCTTATTCTAAGATCAGTAGCAAAGAAGTTTTGTCTGTATCTTTCTGATAAGATTACATCTCTAGCAACTGATTCACCAAGACCCATTGCTTGTAAACCTGTACACTCAGTAACAACACACAATCCTTCAAACTCACATGGATTACCTGCGTAATCAACTAATGATGCATATAACTTAACTGGTTCTTTTTCAAAGAAATCAGAAGTTTGGAATGTACAGTCACTGAAATCAGTTCCAACATAAGCACCAAATAAAGTGATACCTGCATATTCACCTGGAGTATTTCCTGGAGATACATAGTTATCCCAAGTACCACCAATTGTATAACCAGCTGGAGCAACAAAACCTGTTGTATCAGTTCCTGGAGCATACCATAAAGAATTATCTTCAGCAGTAACTACTGGTAAAACAAATGGAGAAATTACAGTTTGAGCTGAACTAACAATTGTATTAGGAATAATTTGACCAACAATTGCTTGAGCCCATTGAATCATAACTAAAGTACCATCAACTGGAGTTGGAGCAAGTGCTCCTGCAGGACAACATCCTGTGTAAGCTTCAACAGTTAAGTAAGCATTGTGATTTAAAAATCTTAATGCAGGAGAACCTTTAACATCAATACGTAAAGAGTAAGTCTCATCACATAAAAATTCTCTTTCACAAGTACCACCCTCAGCTTCAGTAAAAGGTGTAAACCCAATATTAATAACATTTTGTTGAGCAATGTTAGGATCTACTCTGTAGAATCTATTAACATACTTAGGGTTGATGATTTTAGATTTATTAGATTCTAAATATCCACCGTGAGAACCAATTTTGTCTTTAGAATATAAAGATCCTGAAGCAAGAATTAATGGACAACATCCTGTAGGAGGTGTGTTAACATTAACAATATCCCAAGTTTTTGGATCAACAAATGCATAATCACCTGTAGCAAGAATGTTACCTGGTGTTCCTAATTGTCCTTCACCAAGGTCAGTAAAACCTTGTGTTCCAACAAAAGCCTTTTGAAAGGCATGATTAAAATAAGCCATAATAATTTAATTTTAATTAATAAATATATATATAATATAATAAAATAATTTCAATTTACAAAATTATTTTAAAAATAATAATTTAATTGTTTCTTTCTGCTGTCTCTGTTCCTCTAGAGAATTGATTACCTGATTCAATATCACCAGCAAGTATACTAACTGTTTCATCAATTAGTACTTCAACTATATCATCTTTAAATTCACATTCTACATTTGTAGTAGTTTGTACACTAGTGTAAGGATCTATACATCCTTGTATCTCAATTTTTATTGGTTGTCTATAATATGTAAGACTACCAGAACTGATATCAAAATCATTATTTGTATACACATTGACTCTATTATTTTTTAAAGTTGCAAATGTTTCAGCCCACTCAAAACTAGGTCTCTTAGCATTATCAAATAGTAATTGATTTAAGTTACCTTCTTCTGCAAGATACACTGACATTCTTCTGTCATCACAACATCCTTTTCTAGCTTGAATATCTACACGTTTCCATTGTAAATAATCAGGAGGTAAATCAGAATAAGAAGATATATCAGATTTAACAAATGGTACATTAATAGTATCTAGTAGTATTTGTAAATCATCTATTCTTCTAGTAGACTGCTCATCACCTTCTTTCACAATATTGATACCATGAAGTTGTCTTCTAATCCATTCAACCTGAGCCTTATTAAAAGATTCCACTACTTGCCAACATTCAATGTTGTCATAGTCCTGGCTGTCCAATTTGTTAAGACGTTGTTTTACTTTTATAACTATAGTACTATTAAGCATGTTTTATTTTTTAGTTTTTACAGCACCACCTTTTTTCTTATACATTTCCATTATAGCTCTTGTTGGAAAAAGAAGACCTAATTTAATTTTATCAACAGTACTTAAAGTAGGTTTTAATTTTGGTTTATTAACTGGTTTAGTAGATGCAACTGCTTTAGATTTAATTGTTTTAATTTTATCTGCGTTAATTTTATTTGATGTTGCAGGTGAAGGTTTTTTAACAGCATATGAATTTTCAACAGCATTTTCATATTTACCAACTGGTCTAGGTTTATTTACTTTAAAACCAGCCATTGGATTATCTGTAACAACTGTAGGTTCAGCATATGCTCTAACAGGTTTATTAGATGTTCTAACAGGTATAGCAACTGTAGGTTTAACATATTTTTTAACAGGTTTAGAAGATTCATTTACTTCTCCTGTTGACTGATATTTTGTAATTGATTTTTTAACAATAGCATTTCTAACTTCATTAGCTTTTCTAAATGCAGTTAAGGGATGTTCTTTAGTTATTGTTTTCTTTTTCATAATATTTAATTTAACAGTTCCATTTTCTTAAAGCAAGAGTCTTTCTTGTAGGCTCTCCATTTGGTTTTTTAGCAGGACCCTTAACCCCAGACATTCTAGCACAAAATGATGCTCTACGTTTAGCATCTTTACTACCAGGTTTAAGTTTAGAAGGTTTTGTAGTTACAGCCATTTTTAATTTTGAAGATGGGTTAGCTGCTCTATAAGAAGCTACTCCTTTAGCATTTAATCCTCCGGTTTTATTCTTACCTTCTGATCTTGTCCAAGCTGGTGTCTTTGCCATAACTATTTCTTTTTATATTTTACAGGTCCACCTTTTTTTTGTTGATAAAGATTAGTTTTACTTGTATTAAAAGTTGGACTAGATCTAACTCGTTCTATATTATCTTTTTTTAGCAATTCTGGAACAGGACTATATCCTCCTATTGTAGGCATTTTTCCTCTACCAAATTTATTGAATAGATTAATATCATTATTATAACGCTCATCTATGCTTTCAGTATCTTCTTTACTTAATGGACCTTGTGTTGTGTTAGTAACTATACCATCTTGAGCTTTTTTTAAAGTTTGTTTTGGTTCAGGTTTAGTTTTACCTTTTAAAGAATTAAAAAATCCAAGTGGGTTTCCAAGAGGATTTCCTAATGGTCCCATTTTTTGTTTTGATGTTGTTTTTTTAATTGCCATTACTTCTTAGTTTTTTTATGAGTACTATTTTTCATAATCTTACCATCAGGCATCATATGAGAACCTTTAGGTACTTTAGGATTATTTTTATGCCATTTCTTTTCAGCGGCAACACCTTGAGCAACAGTCTTAGCTTTAGAAGTTCTAGTTAAACTAATAGTATCATAGGTTCCTTTATCTTTAGTAGGATGATTTACCATGATATCACCAACTTTACCTTCTCCTCTTTTAGTAGTCTTTTTATATACTACATGCTTTTCACCATTTGTAGTAACTTTCACTTTACTTGCCATGACTATACATTTTTAACTCTTCTACCCATACCTACTTTAGACTTTTCAGCTTTCTTTGCAGCTAGTTTAGAAGGAGTAAGTTCATACTTAGTTTTAGGTGTATCCTTAGATACTTTCTTGGTTGGCCGGCAGTATTCATTTTTACCACCAGCCCCACAAGCTTTTCCTGATTTTGTATCTTGCCACTTTTCTGATTGCCATCTTTTTAAGTTTGTTCCTGCTTCTGTTTTTCTAACAGTACCAGAACCTTTCCTACATTTAGCAATAGCTTGAGAAGCTCTAGCTGAAGGAAACACAGCATACTGTGCTTTTACTTTAGAATAACATGCATCTTTTGGCATAACTATTTCTTTTTAGTTTTGACTACTCCACCTTTTTTTTTTATAATTCCACGGCCTTTAAGAATATCAGCTTTAGTTACTTTACCATCTTTATTTAAATCTGGAAAAGATTTTACTGATCCTCCTTTTTTCATCATCTTAGCTTGAGTAGCTTTTTCTTTATCCCGTAACTTAGTTGCTCTATCATTATTACCTCTTGACTCAGCTCTTTCAGCTCTTCTTTCTCTACTTGCATTTATATTACTTTTTACTTTGTTTATTAAGTTTGCTCTAGGCACAGTTGTTGGTGCACTAGAAGATGAAGTACTAGAAGATGAAGTACTAGATGCTTTAGAAGCAGGTTCAATTATTTTTAAATCTGCAGGATTTTTTGTTTCAATAGCTGATGGTCTTTTTGTTTCCATTTTAGTAACTTCATCAGAAACTTTATCAGCAACTTTAGCAGTTACTTTAGGAGTAGTTTTTTTAGTTTTTACTTTAGGAGTAGTTGCTACTTTAGGTTTATCATTAGATGTAAAAGTTGTACCATCTTTTTTTACAACTTTTACATGTCTATTTCCAGATGCATCAATATATATTGTAGTTTTAGTTCCATTTGCATTAGTATCTGTTTTAGTAATAGGTTTTAAATTAGTAGGTCTTTTTAATGAACTACCATCACCTGCTTTATTACCTTTAGTATCTTCTGCTGCTTTTTTAACTTTATCTAATAATGGACTACCCTTTGGATTTACATGAGTACTTTTATAAAAACTTTGTCCAGCATATGTAGTAACTTTAGTTTGTTTCTCACCATTTGGTTTAGTATTTATAGTTGTTGTAGTTCCAGTATTAGGACTTGTATATTTTTTAGTAGAACCAGAAGATTTAGCAACTGGTTTAGGAGTAACTTTTACATTATCACCAACTTTATTAGGAGTAACCATTTTAGATAAAGCTCCTGTATTAGTTCCTGGTTTAACTTTTGGTTTAGCAGCAGGTTTAGTTGTTTTACTATTCTTATAAGAATCAAGTGCATAAGCACCTGCTCCAATAGCCGCATATCCTGCAAGTTTTTTCCAATTCTTACCACCTTTTTTTGCTATTTCAGTAAAATTAATTTTAGCTATTTTTGCAGGGACTTTAGATGCAACTTTTAATCCTGTACCTACTACTTTACTACCTGTTGAAGCTTTTTTTGCAACCTCTAATGCTTTCATTTGTGCTATAGTTAAAACCTTAGCTGGAGCTTTAACTGGAACTTTAGCCGCAACTTTAACAGTTTTAGCTGGTAATCCAGGTTTAACAGTTTTAGCTGGAAGGTTAGATTTACTTGCAATTTTTCCAGCATTTGCTTTATTTGCTCCTGCTGTTCTAGCAGCAAGTGCTTTATTTGCAAGTACTTTTCTAGAAGCAGCTTGAACAGCTTTTGATGCTGTAGATTTTTTTGTACCACCTCTTGCCATTTCATTAAGAGTACCACCTTTTCTACCAAATCCCATTTGAGAAGAAGTCCCCATATTTTCTTGAGGTATACCATATAATTGTACTGGAGCTTTTTTTACTGCAGATCCTCCTAGTGCCATTTTTTTAGTGCCTCCACATTTAGCACATCCTATCTTTGCCATAATAATTTATTTTAATATTATTAACATTTTTTACCTTTAGTACCTCCCATTTTCATTTTAGGAGATGGCTGTGGTTTGTTTACTTTACCTGGAGATTTTCCACCTGGAGTTTTTAATGCATACACTGGAGAATTGGTTCCACCTACTCTGCCTGTTGCTCTTTGTTGTACATTTACTTTTGCGTTAGCCATGATATATAGTTTAAAAAAGCATACCAGCATTACTGGTATACTCTAGATTTATTTACATATTCCACAGTTTTTCAACTTGTGCATTTAAATCCTTTAAGATATCCTCATTTAAAGGGTTTCTTAAGAACTCAGTTACATCTGAAACATTTCTACCAAGTAAGCTATTTGTCTTAGTATGATAGATATGTCCATCTGACTTATTAATAATATACTTAAAAAATATGGAATCTTTTACAATTGCTTTAATTTTTAATGTTTCCATATCTAAAGCAGCAGCTTCTAAGAATCCTTTTGCAGCTCTTTCTTTGTTTCCTTCTGTACCTTCACCATTAATATGTCTATCCATATTGTCATAGATTACATCATTAGGTGTATGTTTTTTATACTGTATACTTGCAGTATCAACGGATTTAGCAATGTAGAATAATTTAGTACTATTTTTATCAAATAGTTTTTGTAATTCAGCAAGTGCTTTATTTTTAAGTTTTTTGTATTCAGTTTTAATTCCACTTGTTTCTGTAACTTTATCTAAATAAAATTTTGGTGGAACTGCTTTTGATCTAGCATCATCATAACTTCTTGATATAAGAGAGAATCCTCCAGCTTCAACAGCATATAGTTTAATTCTATCATATGGATTAGCAGGATCTAAATATACTGGATCATTACCACATGACATATTTATTTTATTCCAGAATTCTTTATTACTTGGATTAAGTAACTTAATATCATTCCAAAATGTTGGGCTATCAATATCTACTACATTAGCTGCTAATTCTTTTTCTAATTCAGCTACTGCAATTCTGATCTCTCTAACTTTTGCAATTCTTTCATCTGCTGGTAATAATTTAATCTCAGGAGCAAATTCATTTAATCCTGTTACATATCTTACTACTCCATTTTGTTCTAAGCAAGCTAGTTGCTCATAATGTTTAACACCATCAAATAATGATTGGCCATAATGTTCTAATCCCATGTTTGACATTGAGTTGTCAAAATAAGGTTTAACAGAGATTTTATTACTCTTGTTAACATTTAATACTTCTACGTGTGTAAAATCCATTTTGTGTTGGTTTTAAAATGTTTATAATTGTAAATATAATAAAAAAGGAGGAGTTAAATCCCCTCCCTTTTTATGTTTCTAGTTTGACATATTAGAATGATCCACCAGTGATTGGATTTCTCATAACAATTTTCAATACTTTAGTTGGATCTTTAACCCAAATAGCAGGCATTGTTTGAGACATCATTACACGGTATCCGTTGAATTGTCCAGAAGACTGGAATCCTTGAGATCTACCCATATAATCCATTGTACCATTTTGGTACCACCATTTCAATTGATTATCCCAAGATAATTTCAACATGTAAATGTTGTCATTAGTGTTATCTGTGATATCAAAGATAATGAATGAATAAGAAGATAATGGGAAACCATCAATAATAGGATTCTCAATATCATTAGTGTGAACATTATCAAATGCAGGATTAAGTACAAATTTCACATTAGCCAAGAATGGTATAACGTAAGAAGTGTAAGCAAATCCAAAGTTTAAGTCCATACCTTTACCAGTGATAGCACCAATATCAGCAGCTTGAATTAATAAACCTGAAGAAATAGCTTCTTGTTTAATTGATTCATTAACCATACGCATACCACCCATACCTGTTTGAACAACAAGTTGACGTTTAGGATCTGGTCCTTGGAATTCAACTTTACCATTAAAGAAGTTATATAACTCACCTCTGAATAAATCCAAGTTAAAGTTATTTTTGTTATAAATTCTTTTGAAAGAGTTGTCTAATTGTTTCCACAAACCTACAGATAATCTTACATCATCAGGTCCATCTTGACGTACTCTACCCCCGTGTCCCCACATAAGGTAAGTCTCAATATCAGAAGCAATTTTAGTTAAGTGAGCAGCTTCCATGTTTGTCAAGAAAGTTCTTGATAAATCACCATTGTCAAATGCTTTTTTAACTGAGTCTTTACCCATTACTTTAACCATGTCATCCAAAGATGAAATAGATGGATCTAAACCTTTTAAGTGAGATCTCCAGATTTCAGTTACAGGAACTGTACCATCTGCATTCATTCCACCTTTGATCATTAAATCTGCTCTAGAAGAGATAGAGTAATGAACGTGAGCTTCAGCACCACCAACAAAGTTATAGTACTCACGGAATCCTGTGTTAGTTTGGATGTCTGAGAATCTCTCACCATACTCACCTCTAGCAGAACCTTTACGGAATACTTTAGTACCATTAGCTAAATAAGCATTATCAAGATACTTGTAGTTATCATTGTTAACTAACTGTACAGTATAGATAAAACCATCACCAATTGGTAAAATATCATCAGCAGTAATGTACATCTCACAACCATTGTATTTGTCATAAGTGATGATATCACCATGTCCAAATTCACGCTTGTTTAACTTGATTTTGAAAGTAGAACCTTCAATACCTTTTGCTGCATTTGCTGGCTCAATATCTTCAACTATGTAAGGAAGATCAATTGATAGTGGAGTTTGCCATTTGTACTCACCACGTGCGTTATCTACATTGATAACATTTTTTCCACCAAAAGAAGACAACTGGTATAAAGGCATTTCAACTTTTTGAGCCATAGCCCATAAGTCTACTGGACCTAAATCCATTGGTTCTGCATCTTTTAGCATGTTCTGTAAATGGTAAGAATCTACATGTGAACTAGCATTGTATGCCGTATCACGCAAGAAAATCCCATTATTTAATACTGGAGTTGCCATTTGTATTTATTTATTTATTTATTTATAATACTTTTTTAAAATCTTTTAAACATATTGTTGCCACCTGTTCTTGAGACTGTATTGTTTGATGTTGTTTTTCTAGTTTGTGCTCTTTCCTCATGTGGAATAGATGAAGCAATTTTTTTACCTTCTTCAGTCTTTAACATTCTTACAGTTTTTTCAGTAGCAATCTTAGTACCTTGATCTTTAATCTTACTTTTATATCCTTCTGGATCTGCTAATAGCCAAAGAGCTTCAGCAATAAGATCATGTCTTGGTTCTACAAACTGATATTTTTCTAACAAGTGTCCAAGTAAGTTAGTAGGTTTACCTGATATAGAAGGATAAGCTGGTTGAACTAATCCACTGTATAACATGTTTTGTACTTTCTTATCTAGTTTAACACCATCTAATTCACCTACTGATAATACATTATATACATTATCTGTATATTGTTTAGCAGCTTGTACTTGTTGTTCTTTTTTAGTTTCCTGTTCTGCAAGTTTTCTAGATACTATCTCTTCTTGCATTCTATCTAACTTAGGTTTAAACTGTCTAGCTTTTTGTCCTAACTTATCTACATCTGCCCAGTCTTCAATTTCTGACTCTATTTCTTCTGGTGTACCAAAATTAGTAGCCCAAAGATATTGTCTTGCAATTTCTGCTTGGTGATTCTCATCATCTGGATCAAGTTCAAATACTTCTTCTACTTGAGCAAGAGTTCTGAATAAACCTTTAAGATCTTGTCCACCATCTGCTACATATTTAGCTGCAGTTTTTAATTCATCAGGTAATGCATTAAAAAAATCTTTAGGAGCTGTCTCTTTAATTTTTCTTTCTTTCTCTTGAAAGTTGGCTTCAAATAATTCTCTAAAGTCTTTAGTAGTATAATCTTCTAAATCTTTATCATCATCAAATCCAAATAGAGTACCTTCTTCTATCATCTTAGCTGCTAACTCATGAAGACCTGACTTATCTATCTTTGGTCTTCCTTTGTTACCTGCATCTTCTTCTTGAGCAATAAGTTCATCTAACTCATCAATAGTTTCTTGGACTTCTTCCTTAGTAATAGTCTGCTCTGCCGTATCTGGTTTACTTGTTACACCAGTTTTGCTGTCAAGGAACTCATAATCAGTTTTTTTATCCTTAGTAAAAAGAGATTTCTTTTCTTCTTCTTCTTCTGGTAGCATCACGTTTTCTGCCCCAGGCATTCCAAATAATTCATCCAAGTTTACATCTACTTGTGATACAGTAGTATTTTCTTGAGTTGTTTGTTCTTCAGTATTCATATGTTGGTCTTTATGTTACTATAAATAATATAACTATTTTAATGCAAATAAACTTCAAAAATTTAGATTTGTTTAATTTTATTTTTTCATTTTTGGCATTATATGGCTAAGTGTTATTTCTTCTTATCAGATTTTCCTTTAACATCATATTTATTTTTGTTTTCTCTGGCCACTTGTAATTGTTTATCAGCAATATTTTGTTGAACTATGAGTTTTTCTCTCTCTAATTCTGTTTTCTGATTATTGTTAGAAGTTCTATTAGATTCTTTTTGTCTTTCAAGACTCATTTGACTAGTGAATTGTTCTGAGTTTTGTATTTCTCTTAAAGTATCATTGTAATCAGATTGTTGATTTTCATTAATATCTTGTGTAGCACCAAACCCAGCGGACCTAATTTCAGCAACAAGTATATCTCTCTGTCTATCTTTTTCTCCTCTAATGTCTTCTGAATCTCTTTTAAGTTTTTCATCTTGAGCTTTTGCTTGTAATGCTTGATCTTGCATATCTTGTTGATGTTTCATTTCTGCATCTTTCTGTGCTTTAACTTTTTGCTCAGAATCTTTAAGTACACTGTTTAATTCAGATATACTTTCTGATTGCATTAATCTTCCTAAGTCATATATTGAAGCTCCCGTAGTGTTATTAGTTATGGCCATATTTTTTAATTGCTCTAATACTGCTCTATAGTTAGCTTTAGTAGTTGCAAATATATTAAGATCTCTCATTAATAAATCTGTACCATTAATCTGGAAGTTTACTTTTTCATCTGCAGAAGTCATATATGATAACCTAGCAGAAGGTTTAGTAGATTGATAAAACTGTGCAAGATCTGTTCTCATCTGATGTACTCTTGGCATTAAATAATCTGAGTGTTGTATGAAGTACATTTCTGTTTGAGCATAAGATGATCCAACTGCTTGTTCTACACCTGTTGCAGTTTGTTGAGATAACTGCTGACCCATTCTTTGTGGATTAATACCTATAACTTCATATGCTTGTTGTTTCATATATGTAGCTAATTGTATTCTTGACATTAACCTATTAGTCTGTTCTAAGTCTAATTTCTGAAAGTGTTGGAAGTTAAGAGCATTCTCTGTATTAGTAATACTGGTATCTAAAGGCAGCATCTGAAAATTCTTCATTGCTACATAAGCTTTAGCTAAATTGTTTTTACCCCAGTCTTCACCCATAGAGTGTCTTGGTAATGCATTCTGATCTAATAAAATAACTGTACCTAACTCATCTACTAAAATATCTGCTATTTGGTTATTAACAATATTATATCCTATTTGAAAAGGTTTCATTAAATCTATTAATGCAGTTGACTTAGTATTTCTATCTGAGAATACTGCACCTTCTACTGGTAGTTTACATCCGTATAAACTATTATCACCTTTAAATTGAAATCTAAGTGGTCCTATGTTTTGTTTATCAACACCAATATATATAGGAGTAAATCCACCAGGGTTATTCATACCCCAAAAAGAAGGAATGTTTGGTCCAATTTTAATACCACCCCATACCTCATTAATCCAAATCCAGTCTATATGCTCACCATATACAATATTGTCTTTAGTTTTATTTTTAAAGAGTCTTGTATCATACACGGGTGAGTCTGTTACTTTATAGTCTTCAGTAATAATTTCTGTAATTACTTCACCTGAGTCAGTAACTTTAGTTAAGTGACCTACTTTTCTTTGAGATTTCCAGTATGCTGTAGTACAACGTAATAAATATGCAGTACCTTGATCATAATAATCTTCTCCTTCTCTAAGTATTTGGTTAACAATATCACCACTGTTAAATTCATTATTAGCTGCAGCAGTAGAATATTGTCTCATTCCTAATGAAGGCATGTTAGTATTCCATTCATGTGATTTAGTAGCATCATAAAATGATCCGTCATTCTGCACACCTCCAATGTTATATCCTGCTGATCTGATAGGATAAATAGCTTCTAATGATGCCATCTGATCTTCATTCATCATATATCCATATTTGTCAATAACATCAGCTACAGTTAACATGTCTGTTTTACCAACCCAATTAGATTGTGATATATATCTTGCATCAGGAGACTTGTGATAAAATGTAAGTACAGGATTCCATAATTCTACATCATAATCATCTTCCATCATACGCATGTGCCAGAACTCTCTATCTGTAATAAGCATATCTCTGAATCCTCTTTCTTCTAACTCATCTATTCTAAATCTTTCAGTATCAACTTCATGTTGATGAGAAGCCCATTGTTCTACTATAGATCTATAATCTTTTTTAAAGAATTGTTCTATTTCAGGTAATGTTTTAAGTTTTTCTGGATTTAATTGTTCTTGTGCTTCTGGAGATTCTGGATTAAGACCTTGTTCTACTAATGCAGATGTTATCTTCATCTGTGCATCTTGCATTAATGTGTCTTCTACCATCTGTCTTTTTTGCTCCATCATTTCATTATATGATCCTTCATCAACAGCACGGTATGTTAACTTACTTGATCTTTTAGCAAACTCAGCTACAAGAACATTAATTACATTGGGTATAATTGGATAAAATTTAAGTTCAAGTGCAGAAGAATCTTCTTTAGTAAGAGTCTCAATTATATCTCTATAATCATTATCTTCCTCTACAATGTAGTCAGACTTATCAATAACACCTTTAGCTAACTTATAGTTTTTCATTAACCTACGGGCATTTCTCTTAATCTGTTTAAGACCATTCCACTCTAACCAGTCAAGATTCCAAGCTGCCCACTTATCATCTTTTTCTACTTTAGGAATAAACTGTAAAGGTTGAGTTATACTACCTAACCTGTTATGTTCTGTCTTTGCACCATTCTTAATTTGTAAAGCGTTATATACTTGCATATTTTTTTATTTTAAATTTTTAAATGGTGATCTGTTAAATTTTTGATTTTCACCTAATCCACTTCTACCCATATGTCTAAAAGGACTACTCTTTAAGGTATACAAATTTTTTGAATTTTCCAATTTTTTACTTGCCTCATCTCTCACAATTCTTTTTGTGTAACCCATATTGGCTTGTTGAATTTTAAGAAATGAAACTAATGCAGCAAAAGCTACTAACCTATCCACGTTGAGTCCATCTTGATAAGCCTGCATTTCTTTCATTAACATTATATCCGGTATTCTTTCTACACCATAATGTATTTTTACAGTAGTACCATCATCTTTCTGTATATGATCTATCTCTTCAGTTAAAAAATCTTGAGTATAACTGATCATATGATTCTTGAATAGCACACCTGTATTTCTCCATCCGTATTCCTGGAATACATTTGCATTAGATCCTAAATCTTTTAAGAATACTATTTTGTTTCTTGGTACAAGATATCTTTGTTTCTTTCTTGATATCATGTGATTTATAAATTGAGATATGTTATTCTCTACTATAGTCCATGCATTATACCATTCTATTATTAACTCTAATCTCTCATGTGTTTTATTAATATCATCAAATCTTCCGCACCATGCTGCTACAATTTTATCTCTTTCTATAAATGTCTCAGCCTCACCATTAGTAACCTTAGTTACTTCAACTGGAGCTTTCATTATATATATGGAACATAGTGAGTCTGAGGTAGTTGTCTTTCCCTCTGCAACAGGGTCAATACTACCATAGTACATTCCAAATGTAGGATCTGGTACCGGTCTTTCCCATACTACTAATGTACCTGTTTTATCTTCTGTCTTTTTAGATATAGGAAACTCTGCTATTGGTAATTTATTAGTAGCTTTTACTTTTACTTTACCAGTTTCATCTCTAGATATATCAAGAAACTCTGAAGAGTATTCTTTTTCTTCTATTCTTTTTATCTGAGCATTTACAAGATGAGGTGGGAACTTAGCCTCTTTTCTAAATGCAAATGCCTCTTCTATATTTCTTGGATGTTGAGATACCTCAAGTTGATAATCTTTAGGTTCTTTATTTTTCTTGATTTCTTCAAAATATTCATCTAAAGCAATTAATGCTTCTTGGACAAGTGAATTACCATAGATATCTATATAAGGAGGCATAGACCATTGTTCAGGTATAAATAATCCTGATTCTCCCCATGTATTATCTTTATCTATTAGATTAGTTTTAACTGGATATATATCATTACTGATTGGATCAAGTATCATTTTTTTTAAAGGACCACATTGATCAAGATCTCCTACTGATCCTGCAGCAATAAATAATCCTGTAGTAATCATACCAGACTTAAGTGCTGGTTTAATATATCCAAAGGTTGTATCCATCTTGGGAGCAATTCCTGCTTCCTCATGAAAAAAGAATTTTACCGGACCCCCTACACCATTTGTTGGATCTTTTTCAAAAGACATACCTTGCATAGTACCTTTAAGTCCTATTTCAGCTTTTCTATCTCCTTTTCTTATCTCAATTTTTTGTTGCCACATCATTATTTTATCTGGAGACATAGGTCTATACCATGCAGTATGTTCATTTAAGAATGCTGCATACTCAGATAAAAACTTCCATGTACCTTTCTCATTGATATAATCTTTAAGTGATGCACCCATTTTTAATGTGACCCCTGCTTCAAACCATAACTGATTAATGAGTTTACCTGCATGAAAATATGAACTAGCTATCTGTCTTTTTTTAAGAATAGCTACGTGCATGTAGTTTATTTCTGCAAGTATCTCATATAAAGCCATATGATATTGTGCATCTCTTATCTTAGCAAATCCAAATTTTTGTTCTTCCTTATCAAAAATAGGTAAGAAGTTTAACCACATATAATAATCTCTTGTAAGGAACCAGGTTTTAGGTCCTGATTTAATTATCATACCTAATCTGCATTTAGCTTTTTGGTCTTCCCAATAGTTAATAAAATCTTTAGATTTAAATGGAGCTACACAATATACTTTTTCTATATTAAATCTTGTTGACTCAGATATAAATACTTTATTACTGACATCATCAAAATCATATTCACCAGGCTCTTTAAATAATGCAAACACAAACTCACCAAATTCTTTTCTTGTACCAAAAGATGTAGTAGTCCATGTTCCATTATCCCAGGTGGGAATATCCGTGTACATATTTTCCATAATTAACTATCATAAGATAAACCAATTCCTCCTCTAACTTTACTAGATTGTTCTTCCTGTAAATCTTTATATACTCCCTTAAAAGAAGCTCTAATAAGATCAAAGTTCTTTGCTGCAGCAACTAATGAATTTATATTACCATCTCTTCCTGCAGTAATTGGAGTAGTCTCCATATATCTAGCTAATCTATCTAACATAGATGCCATACCTTTATATGCTCTATATGTAGGAGTCTCATATAATCTTTGGCAGAATACTAATGCTTGATATATTGTTTTATCCTCAGTAGAAAATTCAGCTTTTATCTCAGCTAGAATTAAATCTTCTTTATCTATCTCTGGTGTGTGAAAGAATGGATTCATATCAGGATTAGGACATGTCATATAAAACAAGTACTGATATATCTTAATGTAGTTTTCCGGATATTCATCCATAACATCCTTAAGTGCATGTAGGGTATAACAATGTTCAGTTGGTATTACTACATTATTTTGTACATCAAATAGTTTTATTAACATGTTAAAAAGGATTTATTACTTTTGGTTTAGACTTTATATTAAATAGTTTTTTAAAGCCATCTATAAATCCAGTAGCAAGATATGGATTAAGAAATAAATGATCATTGTTAACTACAACATATCCTTTTAAATACTCTTCTTCAATTTCTGAATAGTTTTTACTTATTTTTTGATTAGGTTTAATCTTTACAAGTATTTTACCTTTATATCTAAATAATACTAAACCTGAATAACCTAATATAACTGTTCTACCTGGGTAGTTCTTGTCATAATTTCTTACTTCATAAAATTTCATAATTATAAATTTTTAATTATAGCAATTACTTCTTCTTTTAAATATGGTATCTCCATTGGTATTACTTGTTTAATTTCTGGATCTCCTTGATCAGTATATTTAGTAATAGGATATCCCCATTCATCTACTCCATCTAAGTCAAATGTAACATGATGTATAAACAATTTACCCGGTTTTAATTTTGGGTTATGCTTTAACATAATATACATATATATACTTAATTGTAGTGCATAGTGGTTAAAATTACAATCATCCAAATGTGATACAGGTTCCTGTAATTTGTCACTAATCCCATCCCAATCCTTATATGATTCAACATCAATCTTCTTATTTGTCTTGTAATCAATGATATTTATCCTATCATTAACTACTTCTACTAAATCTGATTGACCACATATACCTGCAGACTTTAAATAAACCATATGTTCAGGATATACACCTTGTTCTAATTTCTGAGAAGGAGCATACTTTAAATTGTTTACTTCAGGTACCGGAGTTATGATTGGTATTATCACACCATCTACTTCCAATGAAGATAGACTGCATAGATCTGATTCTCTTTGATTATGATAAAAGGTCCCTAATGATGTAGCTCTTAGTGCTTCACTATCCCAGATTTGAAGTATTTTTTCTGGTGCTATACCAAACCATTTTGATTTTTTTTGTTTAGAGCATCTAGCAGCTACTTTAACTTTATCAAATGGCTTTTTTAATTTTGATATAAGACTTGTTACACTAGTCCATTTGATAGATTCTTCACCTTCAGTACTAGTATAACTATGGTCATCTGCTTTAAATACTATACTCATCTTTATAATTTTTCTAGTTTATCTTCATCTTCTTCTGTAATAACTGCTTTCCATCTTAAGTCTGGACAGTCTGATGATAATGATCTTGTTTTAAATGTAAGTGAACATCCACATAAATTACAACATGGTTGCGTCCCTGGCATTACACATGATGAACCTTTAGTATCTTTTCTTATACATACATTACATAACTCCATTCTATCTGCTGAAATCTTTTCTACAAAGGCATCTCTTATTACAGAGTTCTTAATACCTTCCATAATCTGTTTTCTATTGTTCCAAATTTCCTTTAGCTTTACCATCTGCTTTATCCTTTAAAAATTTATCTTTAATTTTTTTATCTGCTTTTAGCATTTTATCTGCTTTCTCTAATAATATAACTTTAGCTTCTATTCTTTTCTTATAGTTATAATTGGCCATAGTATCAGTATTTAGTGTTTCAATACTATTATGATACTTATCCAAGAGTGCAGTAACTAATCTAGGTTTAATTGACATGATTCCTAAACCATCTAAGTTTATTCTGATATGATTTAACTCAGTTAGATTCTTTCTTATCTCTTTATAGTAGAAAGTCATGAAATTATCTACAAGTGTTTCTGAGACATTTAAATCTTCAGCAACTTGTTTATATAGTATATTAGGTTTTTTTGGGATCATCTTCCTAAAAATTTATAATCTAATAATATATCTCCTTCTGTTTGTACTTGCAAGATAGGATTTAATCTGATAAGTTTTTTATCTACATCATCTTTAATTACTAACATAGTCTTCATTGCTTTATTAATTGCATTTCTAACTGTTTGTGGAGACTTAAATATCATCTGTTCATCAGAAGAAGCATCATAACAAAAATGAGTTAATTCAATAGGTCCTGACATGCTCAATAATGTTAAACAGTTTAAGTCAGAATCACTCACCACTATATGATTAATATAGCAGTGAGATAATATCTGAAATTTAACAATTTCCCATTTAGGCATTACAGCACGTTTCTGTACTTGATTTACTAATGCCATAAGTTCTTATTGAGTTTTAAGTTTTCTTTCTTGTTCTGGTGATGGTGCATTAATTTCTTCTTCACCTTCAGTAGGTGGGTTCATCATCATTGCAAGTTGATAGTTAATACTTGTTCTTTTGAATCTAGCCTCATCAATTTCACATAGTACTTTCTCATACTCTAGTTGTGCTGTTAAATAAGGAATTGATTCTGTGTAAAATTTAAGCATATCAGCCTTTCTTTCTGCTAATTCTTCTGCTGTTAACTCTACTTCTTCTTGATGTTGGTTTTCTGTACTCATAATATATATTTTAAATGTTTACACAAATATACAAAATAAGTTTAAACTTTTAGTATTTAAAATAAAAAACTCAGGTACGTTAATTACCTGAGTTCTATATTATATATGTGTAGTTATTATCTATTTTTAATTGTAAAGTTTAATATGGTCAACATGTAAAAGCTTCTATCAATATCAAATTCAATAGTGAATAAGTCTAAAGCTCCAAGACGGATTCTTACACAGGCTTTATCCCATTGTTTATTTTTTATCTTCCAAGCATTTCTTAATTTCATACTATTACTAGATCTTTAGATTCTATTAGTGTATAAGTAAAGTGATTACCGTGTATTTTTTCTGCTATTTTACAGATCTTCATAAACTCATCAAAGTCTCTTACTCTTTTAAATACTTGACATCCTTCTGACCAGTTTTCTACCCATGTAGAATTTTGACCTGCTTTGTGGATATTAATACCAAACATACCATTATCTCTTATTACTTCATCAAATGTAAGATCTTTATTATGATCTCTAAAAATAGTTACAGTACCATTTCTTTGACATAAGGCTTCATATTTACCTTGATGTTTATCAATTGAATATACGCCTCTGTATTGTCCTGGAATAAGTTTTGCTGCACCTTTTGGGTTATGATACTCCATTACACCTTTTTTACCTGGCTCAGTTGTATTCATCCATTCATGATATTTCCAAATACCTTTATCATCTTTATATGATATTGTAATTAAATCATCAAATACATTAGTTACTTTTTTACCAGTAGAACTATTACGGACACCAACAATATTAACATCATAACCTTTATTTGCATTATCTTCAAACCATTTATAACCTTTTGAAATAACAGCATTTCTAATTTGACTTAATATCATTTTGTACTTTTAAGGTGAAAACTAATTAGTTTACCAACTGTATCAGATAACTCACCAATTTTAGCAGCCATATTCTTAATCTCTTGTTGAGTTGTTTCTGTGATCAACTGATATTTAAGTCTATGTTCTTGTTCAAGTAATTCTATTTTACCTTTTAATCTACCCTCCTCTTCTGTATGAGCATGATCATTAGTTTTAAGAACTTGTACATCTGCAATTATTGATGTGTGTGTTGTTTTTAAAAAGTATCCTATAAGTGTTATTATAAAACCTATAACAAATAAACCTATTGTAAGTATTGAATCCATGGTAATAAAAATAAAAAATAATATATATTCTAATATAGTAATATTTTACTAGATACAGTGCACCTTTTTAAAATTAATTTGTTGATTCCACGGTTAACTGTGATAATGTGGCAGTTACAGTTCCAGCTAATAATAAATATCCACTAGCTGATACCAATAATGCAGGTAATGCTACAGGAGAAGCAATAATAATTCCTCCTATTGTTCCTGCTATGATACCAATTTTTTGCATTTTTTTCCAAAATGTTGGTGTCTTAGTGTTCCATCTTTGTTGTAAATTTTTCATAATCTTATTTTTTAATGTATAAATCTGCTTCTTTTCTTCTTCTTTTTAATAATCCAGGAAGTAACTTTCCACCTCCTGTAACATAATGGTTTATCCACCAATCATAGATAACCTCATCAGTAGCCTTTTGATTAATTAATCTAAATAAAGCTTCTGAACTACCACAATTCCAGCAAAAAGATACTAGTGCATCAAATTGGTTTTGGTTTAAAATAACCTTTATATTCCTATCTACAGTAGCTTCATACTTAGGAAGCAACTCTAAAAATAATTCATTAGCTCTTTCTTGAGTAATCTTATCACCTAATTTAAATTTGCTGCCATCTTTCCTAGCTGTGTTTCCATACCCAATAGTTATTGGTAATCCACCAGTTCCAGGATCAACATAAGCTTTTAACTTACATCCTTCAAATCCCTTAATTAGGTCTATGCCTTGTTGTGAAGTTTTCATAAATTATAATACTTACATTATGTTACCCGGTGCATCCGGGGGAACAGGAAATTCTGTTTTATCTTGCACTACACCACCCTCTTCAAAAAAATGATTTAACATTGCCTCATCTGCAGGAGTTAAATCTGCAGTAGCTTTATCAATCTTTATAGTGTCATCATATTCACTATCTGCTATCCATTTTAGGACAGTCCAGTCTACACCCTCTTTATTTGTGTAAACTTCATATTTATAAAAAAAATGTGACATATTAATTACGTTCTACTGGTCTAAATACTATACTTCTTAATCCTGTTGTTGTTGCTGCAGCATCTACATATAAAGCAAATGTTCCTGCTCCTGCTGCTGCAGTATTTGCATATCCATTACTTGTAGTGTCATTTTTTACAAAATCTCCTGGGTTAGAAGGGTTTACACCCGTAGCAACAACTAATGCTTTTACAGTACCATGATATGTCATAGGAACAGTTACTCCTATAACATTTCCTTTACCATTTTCTACAATTCCTATAATTCCTTCTGTATCTGCTGCTAATGCTTGAAATCCAATTTGATTATTGACAGTAGAAGAAGAAACACCAACTCCTCCATCTAAAAAACCTGTAGTAGTTACCATAGATTTTTGATTTGCATGTACAAAGTTATTACCATCCCACTCACGTTTTTTAGCATAAGTTGTGTCCCATACAGTATCACCTGCATTAGCTCCTGTAATAAGGATAATGTTAGCCCAAGTTTGGCTACCATAAGTAAAATGTCCTCTAGTTAATACTCCCATAATTAAAAACATTCTGCTGAATTAATCCAACAATTTACTAATCTGTCTGCAGGCATTGTTGCAAATGCTTCTGCAATAACTCCAATTGAACCTGTTCCTCCAGTTTTTGACGCTGTTGAACTTGCTTCTCCGTTTGTTATAGTAAGTTGAACAATATGTTGTCTTGTTGTAGTTGTGGTAGCGGCAGTAAATTTTATTTTGTAAAAACCTTTACAAGCTACAATTACTTTTGCTCCATTTATTCCACCTCTGTAAACAACACCTATATGCCAATTATCTGCAAATGTATCAGCAAGTTCTACTGTAGCTTGACTAGCTGCAGGTAAAACATTATCTATATTAACTACCTGTCCTACTGATACTGTAGCTCCTGCATTGTTTACTACTTCTACACAATCATCATTTATCCAATTGGTTCCTGTCCAATATTCTTCTTTATTAATATCTGTATTGTACACATTATCACCTGCTACTAATGTATAAGTACCGGATAGTGCATCTATCTGTGTTTTGGTTTTATTACCAAACTTTGTAAATTTATTTGAGTAAGTTGCCATTAGAAATATTCAGGTTTAGAACGTATTAAACACTTAGTAAGTCCTGCCACAGCATTTTGCTGAACATATACTCCAAAAAATCCATCTCCCATTGTTGTGGTAGAATCTCCTGCTCCAGTAGTAGTACTTGTTAAAGCATAATCTCCTGCATTAGTAGAACCATTTGTTCTTACATCATATATTCCTGATATAGCAACTGCAACAGGTCTTGTAGTATCATTACCGAATACAACAGGACCTAATACTAATGGGTTTCCTTGAGTAGTAGTTCTAGTAACAGAATTAGTAGCTGCTGTATTAATAATTACTACATCACCTTTAGATAAAGTTACCCCACTGTCATTTGTAATTTGTACAAAATCATTGCACATCCAAATAAAAGAACCATTATAAGACATTAATCTATTGTTCTCTAAACAGAACACAGTATCTCCAATAGAAGGTCCACTAATTGCAGCTACCGCTGCTAAAGTGTTTACAACTCCATAAGTATAATTTCTACCATTTGCAATATAAGCCATAATATTATCCTATTATCCACCAGTTAGTACCATCAGACACAAATGTGTATGCATCATATTGATTAAATATCGGCATACCTGTAACAGACCTATTTGTACCATCAATAGTAATTCCTGCTGAAGGTGTAAGTACTCTAATATTTGTTACTGTAGAATTAATCATTTTAACTCCTACTTTAATACCATTTGCAGCAGCAGGTAAAGTTACAGTATGTGTAGCTGCATTTACAAGTACATAGTCATTGCTTACTGCTGTATAACTTGCACCTACTTGTGTAGTAACAGTCCATGCAGATGATGCTCCTGAATATTGTGGTATATTTAATGTAGCTCCTACTAAAGTAGCAGCACCGCTAGTACCAGTAGTTGTTAATGTTATTGCATCTTGTTTTGAATTAAAAGTACTCCAGTCTGCAGCACTTAATGCACCTCTATTAGCTGCACTTGCTGTTGGCACTTGCAAAGTAATAACTGGAGTAGATGTTCCTGTAGCTACTGTTGAACTTAAATCTGTTCCCGTTGTACCTAATGTTAATGCTGCTACACTTGTTACTGTTCCGTTACCCTTATTATTAAATGTTGTCCAATCTGTTGAAGTTAAATAACCATTAACAGAAGTTGTTGCAGCAGGTATTGAAACAGCAGGAGTATTACCACCACTAGAAACCACTGGACTTGTGCCTGTAACAGAAGTTACTGTTCCTTGTGGATTAGCAGCAGTTGTAATAGCAGTAACTCGCCCATAAGTGTCAATGGTAACTACAGGAATTAAACTAGAAGATCCCGTTGTACCTGCACTTGCCACACCACTTACAAGATCAATTACAGGAGTTGTACCACCTGTACTAGTTATACGACCAGCAGTTCCACTTACTGATGTAATTGTTCCTGTTGTTGGAGTAACCCATTGTGCCTTACCATCTGCAGTCATTGAAGTAAGAACTTTACCTACTCCTTCTGTACCATCTCGTAGTTGTACTGAATAATTTGAAGTAGCACCTGTTCCAACAAATTTACCTCCTATATTTTCAATACTTGTACCTCCACTTTGTCCGTAAACTCCAATATTTTGAGTTGTGGAACTTTGAGCTGTTCCTGATGCACCATAATTAGTAGATGCACCTACTCCTTGATTAACTCCTGCAATACCTACAGCACCATTAACTGTAGTATTACCATAAATATTATAGTTTTCTCCAGCTGTTGTACTATATACAGCAAATTTATATACTGAAACTATTGCACCATTAACTGCTATTTTAGAACCATTATCTCTTATTTGACTATTTCCTAATGAGTCTATTCCTGTCCATTTGGATACAAAATTCAATGCACCACTACCACTTACTGCATCAACACTTACTAAAGGGTCCATGGGAGTTCCTGAACCTGTAATTGTAACACCATCAACACTTATATTAACTATTGGATTTAATGGATCAGTATTATCCGTATCTAATCCTGTTACAGATGCAACTCCTGAACTAGATCCACCAGGAATAGTAACAGTAACATCTTCTCCTATTGAACTTGCTACTACACCTGCTCCTACAAAATTAATAGTACTAAGATCTTTGGTTAATATTACAGATTCATCAAGAGCTGTAATTTTTTTCTTTATGTTTATTTCTGTACTCATTAGTATATAGTATTATGAATTATAAGTAATAAGTAATTCAGTACCTGTTCCGTCATATGTAAATGTAGAAGCAGCATAAGAATTATTAATACCATCAGCTCCAAAATTTACTGATTCTCCTGGTTTAATTGTAGCACCTAAGAAAGTTCCATTACCTGTTCCTACATTTGCTATAGAAAGACTATATGTTATTGGAGCAACTGTACCTGATGTAGATGTTCTAATATAATTAGGAGTTCTAGTAACAGCTGATGTATTACTTACTATTTGAGCTAAGTAAGTATTAGGATTGATATAAGTAATTGGTGCAAGTGGTGTACCTGGAGTATTTGTTCCTGCTAAATAATAAACTGGTGGATCAAATGTTCCCGTACCTGCATTATAAATTCTTATCTCTAACCAAGTAACATCATTAGCATCAACAACTAAAGCTGCTTCATATTCAGTTCCTGCTTGAATTGCAGCAAGTATTTGGTTAAGTAATGAATCAACATTAACAGTATTAGTGTTAATATCTATTAAATTGTCACAGGCACACTCTTGACCATATAACATTTTTAATTGCCATGGCATATTGGTACCCTTGCCACCATATGTTTTTAAATTTCCTACAGACATAATAATTTGATTTTATATATAATAATATACGCAAAAGATTCTAGATATACAAATATAAAAAAGAAAAGCCACATTACTGTGACTCTTACTTTTTAATTTTTATTCAGCAAAACTATGTGTGTTAATTTCTAAAAATACTTTTTTAATCTTAGCAGGAAGATCATTAAAATTAATTTCAACAGATGCATCAGTTACTGTTGATGTTACTGAACTTATTAAATTGATATTAGCCCAATATGGTGCATCTATAATTATAGTAAAGACATTAGTATTAAAATAAACAATAAAATCAGTTAATGCTTTTGCATTTGTTTTATTTTCTTTAGATGGTTTATAATCAAGTTCTATAGCACCTAAGTCTACTATAATTGTTTCTTCTATTTCGTTAGAAGTATTATTTGTTATTGTAATATTCATGGTTTAATAAATTGGTAGTGTGAATAATGGTTCAACTTCTAAATTGTTTGTTGCATATTTTTGTGTTAATACATCTGATATATTCATATTAGAAACACAATTTTTAAGGGCTATAGTTACAGCATTTCCATTAGTATTAACTACAAATCCTCCACCACCAACTAATACAGCATCAGTTCGTATCATGGATAATTTTGCAGTAATTGCAGTAACACTAATAATATCTATTGTTGCATCATCTTGGATTATTTTACATTTATCAAATCCAATTTCATTATTTAAAGATACTAGAAATGCATTAGTTAATGTACCAACTAACTTATTAAATGTTGTGCCATTAAAAAATAATTTTACAACATTACCTGCATTTGCAAATATAGTTAATGAAGTATTAAATAAACCATTAATACCTTTTATTTTTTTCGAATTGAATACAATTGTCATAACAGAATTATTATGGGAATGAATTCCTCTAGCAATTGATAAGTCTATATCTCCATTAATGGTTACTAGACCACCAAATGTTTGATTATTCTGAATTAACTGGCTACTTGTATTTGTAGCTTCATTAATAATATCTCCATGAATTGTAAATTTAAAATTTGAATCTGTTTGCTGAAAATAGAGTGCATTTTTAAAACTTTGTCCAAATCCCCCTCCAGTTTTCCATATCCAACTAGGTGCAGTAAAAATCCACGTTCCTGTACAGTTAACACTACCAGCTGAAATGGCAGTTAAGGTAATTGCGTAGTAAAAGATTACAGGTGTTTTACAAGTAAAATTAAAATCACAATCACCTCTTACAGCAATATCCTGTGCCCTATTTCCTAATGTACATTTTTCTAAAATAACCGTTAATTTAGCTTTACCTACTGACGTTGTTGGGTTATGTGCTATGCATCTTGTATTGTATAATGATGGTATTGGCATTTTATATACTTCAAATGCTTCAATATGAATATCAGATGCAAATAATCCGGAATACAATAATGCATCTTCTTTAAATGTTGCATATCCCAAAACAACAGCTTTCACAGTGTTTACATCATCAATAAATCCACCCGATGTAAATACTACACCTGGTTCGCAATAAGTAATTATATTAGTTTTTAAAGTTATAGATACTGTATAAATACCACTTCTTAAATAAATACATCCTGGTTGGGATTCTGATACACCAAATGCAATTAATGCTATTTGTGCTGCGGCAACTGTTATATATGGTTTAGTTACATTTCCTAATATTGCTGTTGAATCATCACCATTTACTAAATCTATAAAAGCATAATGAGTATGTAATACAGAACTAACTGATACTAGTGGGTTTCCAGGTGTTCCATCACCTGTTATAGTAGTTCCATCAACAGATAGTTGAATAATAGGATTAAGTGGATCTGTGTTATCAGTATCTAATCCAGTAACTGAAGCAACACCAGTACTAGTATAATTAGGAATGTTTAATACTGTACCAATTAATGTTGATGCACCTGATGTACCTGTTGTAGTTAAAGTAAAAGGAAATGGTAACAAACTAGCAATACTATTAGCTAAATTAGTTGAGGTTATTAATACTGGTTGGTAATTACCAATAAAGTTTGGATCTCTTACACCTACCGTAAATAAATCTGTTGCATCCAAGAGTGTTCTAATTTTACCATTACTAATAAGATTAGAATAATTAGTTATATTATTTAACATGATTATTATTTTTAGTTTAATGTAAAAATACCACAAACATATTATATCTGTGGTATTTATATTTTTTTATTTTTTTTTTAATTACGGTACTATTGTAGGTACGTGTGTAGTTTTAATATCACCTGATCCTTCTTCACGAAAATATACCCCTAATCCAAATGTGTTATATACATTAGTATTACTATTTGTATTAACAAAAAAATCATATAATGCAGTTAATGCTACTGCTTTTTCATCTAATGATACTGAGTTATTCATCAATACTGATGCATATACTTTAATATCTGCTTCTTTTAATGCTGGTGCTGCTGCCATGTTATTTATTTTTTATAGTTAATTAATTAATTTTTTACTGGTTTTACATGATCTTGTTTTCTACTATCCAATAAAGCTTTTTTCATTTCTTCAATTTTTTTTCTAATTCCTGCTTTACGTGGATTTTCTTTTTCTTCTGTTGCTACTGCTTCAGCTGCTTTAGCTTTAGTCAATTTTGGAGCAACTGTTTTACCCCATCCTTCTGGTGTTTTACCAAATGTTTTTCTTTCCATGATAAATATTTTTTAAAATTAATAAATAGTAAATTTAATTGGTTCACCTTCAATTTCTAAGAACTCATATTCAAATGAAATTAAAGCTTGCATACCATCTACTGCTGTGTTACTTACAACTACTAAATATAAATCTACAGCATCAGGTGCATAATAATCAAGTGCAATAGTCATAAGTTCTGCAGGTGCAGCATCTCCAAAACCATCTGCTACCATAGCACCATTTGCAAAAGCACTTGTAAAAGGACTTGGAAAAGGAGCACTAACAAATGCACCAACACTACCTGAAGTTTTCCAAGGTAAATTAAATAAATCATCACCATTAACTGATTCAACTGTACCAATATATTCTACAGTAACATTAACACCTTCTAGTAAACCATATGATCCACCTACTTTATACCCAACTAAATTTGCTGCAAATGCTGTAGGAAAAGCAGGAGTATCTTCAATTCTTGTACAAGTAGATAACATTGATGGTGTAATATACCAAGGATAATCATCTAAGATACCTGTCTTATAAGTACTATTAACTTGACAACCTGCAGCAACTGCATCATTTAATGTCATTGCTACTGTAAGATACTTGTCATCTCTTTTTGTTGACGGTGCACCTACAGCAATTAGAGATCCATCTGGAGGTGTAGTAGTTACACGCTTTGCTTTAATCCAGGAAATAAAATTTAAAATGTCCATGTTTATTTATTTTTAATATATATATACTATAATATACAAAATAATTATATAAAAACAAAATCCTTAAAAATAATTCAAGGATTCTTTTGAGTAATTTATCTTTTAAAGAATTGTTTTTTAGGACTTTCCTTTTTATCAAAGTCTAACTTCTTAATAATCTTATTAGCTTCATCCTCTGCAAAAGTAATAACCTCTTCTTCTTTATCTTTTATATTCCAGTTATTAAGTAAGATAGCCATATGCATAGTCTCATGCATAACTGCTGTAGCTTTTTCAGTAGTATTATATCTTTTAAATGTACCAAGGTTTATAAACAAGAATGGTTTGTATGGATCCTTTGCAGTTAACTTCTTATCTGCAGGATCATAGTTAGTTAATCCATAAAGATAAACACCATTACCTTCATCTCCTTTTTTAGGAGTAGTCTTATCTACCTCTTCTGCTTGTGCATCCTTCCTATTCAACCCATGCATTTCATCAACCTTATAGTAATCAAATATCTCTGTAGCATTATTACCTGCAAACAGTATATATTTTCCCATGTCAAATTTTTTCATAAAATAAATTTAAATCATCATTACAAATATATATATAAAAACAAAATCCCAGATTAATTTTCTGGGATTTCCTTACCTAGCTAGTCAAATAAATAGCTTAAATCAGAGAATGGTTGTTTTAGCTAATGCAATATATAAATAATATTTTAATCAAATATACTTTTTTAATTTTTTATTTTTAATTTTTTTTGCTTTATGTATACTCTTTTTAGCAGAGCTTCTTGTATTAATCATTTTGTTTTTAACTCTTAAGTCTTCCTTAAATACAATCTTACTACGCATTGCCATATCATCATTGTGACTTCCTCCTTGATTATAGTTAGGACCAACTGATGCACATGAATACAATAATAATATCAAAAGCCATTTCATTTCTTTAACTCAGCTATTCTTCTTTTTAAATATACTTCAGCTTTTTCCAGATCCTCTAACTCTTTAGCAGCATCTTTTTTTCCAGTTCTTGCCAGATACTTAATTACATTACCTAAGTAAAAATCTTTATCAAGTCCCCATGCTTCTAGTACATCAAATAATGCATATTCATTATTTGGTTTTAGTACAGGCTTAGGAGTTGTATACTTAAAAGAATTTGGTAATGCATTATCATAATATCTATTACTTCTTTTCTCATTATAGAGATCACAAAGTTTATCTATATCTACCATACTATTGCAATATCATATTCACTTACCATCAACTTAATACCTCCATCAACTTCAATTGCTTCTGCATTCTTGATAGAATTAACACCAATGTAAACTACATCACCTGCCTCTAAAGTTTTAACTTCTTCACCAACTGCATACACTGTTAACTTGGTCCACTTCTTCATGTCCTCAGTATCCATGTGTGCTTTATCAGCTTCACTTAATTCAATCACAGATTCTTTTCTTTCTGGCTGACTGATTAATACTCTACGTCCCTTAAGACTTTTAATTGCTTTACTCATAATATTATGTTTTAATTATCCAGTAAAGATAATAAATTTATTAAACAATTAAAGTTTAAACAAAAAAATAAGTCTAGATTTTTAAACCTAGACTTACCTTAATAACCAATTAAAACAATAACCATTATAAATCGCAAAACAATAATGATATCACAAATATAAGTATTATTCAAATACTTTATACATTCTATTAAATTTTTTTTCTGGCATAAAAGAAAATGTACCGGCCCAATCCTGTATCACATAGTCCCCCGGTGCTAATCTAATCTCACCATTCATAGTAGTGAGAAAAAAGCTATCAAATTTATGATTGATATAATTAATGTGTCCCTCAAAATCCTCATACCCGGAAATCTTAATAGCACATTCTTCTGTACCATCATACTGTATAGCCTCAACACTCTTAGGCCTTTCTCTATATAACTGCATAATAAATAATTTTAAGATACAAAGATAATAATAAAAACAAAACCTCCAGATTACTCCAGAGGTTTTCTTACCTAGCAAATTATGAAATGTTATTTTACTAATACAAATATATAATAATTCCCCGGAATACACCTTACCTATAATAAATAAATGCACTTACGGATTTATTGTATGC